GTCATAATCTTCATACTTTGCTTCTTCAAGCCAATCAGCGTCGCTATAACACTCGACAAACTCGTCAAATCCATTTTCATAATTTGCTTCGCAAAATGCTTTTGCTTTAGCAATTACGGTTTCAGTTTTTTTATCAATCATCTTACGTTCTCCTATTTTCGGTTAAAGAGGTCAACATTAATTTCTGCTGGCGTTAGATCAAGCTCCTCAAATCCGCAACCAGCCACTTTGTAAACAACACCGTTTAAAATCATTCGATCTTCAACTGAAGTTGATCTGGCGCCAAGCCCATCTTCTAGGATGGCCAATGAAGTAACATCTTTGTTGTAATCCCCGTTGGCCTCTGTCACAGAGTCACCGTATTCATTCATGTAAGATATCACCTCTTCTTTTGACCAAGATCCGTTGACGTTGTTAGTCCAACGAAAGGCATACTCAAGGCAATCCATGGGATCTTTGTCTTCAGGAACCGCTACTTTTGCTACCAGAGAAAAGCCACTATCTGGACGGCCAAACATTGCACTGTGATATACCTTAACTTCATTCATTTTTCTTTCTCCTTTCTGCCGTTGATTGACTACACAGCTATAGTCTCACATATCGTGTCGTTGTGCAAGTGTTTGTACAAATAAAATAAACTATTTTTGTTAAAAACTGTGCGGTATACTTGGGACTCACTGTAGCTAATGGCGCAATTACGCGCTGGTTTTCTAGGAGAAACTGTTATGCCTACTCACTTTAAAAACGGCGTGTCCAATCAACAAGTTGGCGACCCACTGTATGATTACCCTTACTTGGATCCTTTCAAGTACGCGACTTACGCGAACGACTTCTTTACTTACACTGCGGCTGACTGGACGATCACAACTACCGAAGCTGGCGGCGGAGATGCTACCGAGGGCTTAGTATCTGGCTCTGGCGGTCTTTTGCAGATCCTCAATGACGCGGGCGACGACGATCTCGACTTCTTGCAGTTGAAGGGCGAAGGTTTCCGATATGTTGCCAACAAGAATCTTTTCTTCAAAGCTCGGTTTAAAGTCAGTGACGCTACCCAGTCAGACTTCGTGATGGGTCTTGGAATCACCGACACTACACCTCTTGATACTACCGATGGCCTCTATTTCATCAAAGTTGACGGCGGCACTGGTCTTGATTTCAACATCGAAAAGAATAACGCGGTTACGGCAAACGAAGACATTCATGTAATGGTAGACGATACTTTTATCACTGTTGCTTTCCACTACGATCCAAACGGCGGTCAAGACGGAGCGGGTGCGTTCAAGATCTTTGTTGATGATGTACACGTTGCTTCTCAAGCTACGCTGACAAATGTTACAGACGACGAAGATTTAACCGTTTCGTTTGGCATTCAGAATGGTGCGGCGGCGGCTAAGAGCATGACATTGGATTATGTGATCGCCTCAATCGAACGATAACCAAGGAGAAGCGACATGGGCTCAAGATTTACTGGCTCTGACGCTTCTGCGATTTTCGTAGAGGCGGATACAAATGCGGCTGACGTTGCATCGATTGCCGCCAACCAACGTCCAACGAGCGCCTTCACTATTAACGGCACTGACGCCGATGGTGGTGCGGTAGTTTTTGCTAGTGCCCGTAAAGTTTCGGTTACGACGACAAGTACGAACGACGCTGGCAAGAAAGCAACCATCACGGGTACAGACATTAACGGTGCGGCTCAGTCTGAAGAGCTTACGATGCTCGGAAGCGCGGCCACAGTTGTTGGTTCTTTGTATTTTAAAACTATAAGTGGGGCGGTTGTTAGCGCTCAGCCAGCACAAAATGTAAGCCTCGGAATGTCCGATGCGGTGGCTGTGAACATTTATGGCGGAAGAGCTCGATTGCAAGGCACGTTTATTGTGTGCAGTACAAGCGCTGGCATCTTAAACTTTGTCACCACAGGCGTCACAGGCGCGTCTCAATTAAAATTGGGAACGGTTGCTTCTGCTACTGTGAGCAGGGATGTGACTATTCCTGACGAGGGTATTTTGTTCACGGACGGAATATTTTTGCTCTATGATGTAGCTGACTTCGCCAACATGACCGTCTTCCACGCCTAGAATGGCTACGACGAAAGACGTCACAAGAAGCAAATCGGGAAGGCTCACCTATAGGGGTGAGTCTTTTCCTGCTTACAATAAGCAGGTAAGAACTTCTGGTGGAAAGAAAAAGTTTAAAGTTTTGGCAAAAAAGGGCGACCAAATCAAGTTGGTTAGATATGGCGACCCAAACATGAAAATAAAAGTTAATCAACCAGAAAGGCGTAAGTCCTTTCGGGCTAGGCACAATTGCGACTCGGTGCAGAAGAAGAAAGATGTATTTGCCCCAAGCTATTGGTCTTGCAAAAATTGGTAATCTATTATGATACAAGCACCTAATGCCCAAAGAAAACTGTTCGATTTGATCCCTGCGGGTCGGCAGGCGCCCCTTCCGCAAAAGCCCAGAATACCCATCGGAAGTTTTCCTCCAATGAGAATGCCGATGCCAATGCCTCCGCAGGCGCCCCTTCCGCAACAGCCCCGAGCACAAGCGGGCGGGATTGCGGATTTGTTTGCGGCGCTACAAGGCGGCGGAAATAGCCCTCTTTATGATCAGATAGCTCCACCTCAAGCCGAAGCAGGGCCGTCACCTTATGCGGACTTTCAGTATCTTTTGGACACTCCCGCTAGTGAACGCGGCTATGGTTTTGTACCACCGCCTGTAGATGAGGCTTACGGAGTTGATCTTGGGCCAATAGATCCCAGCGACATTGACACCAGAACTCCTGAAGAGCTCAACGAACCAATGGACGTTTTTGACGAGCCCATCATTAATTCCGCGCCTAGGCCGGAAATAATGCCTGATATTCGTTTTCCTCCAGAAGTTACGGCCCCAGAGCCCATCATTAATTCCGCGCCTAGGCCGGAAATAATGCCTGATATTCGTTTTCCTACAGAATTTACGGCCCCAGAGACAATTGTGCCAGACCCAGTGATGGAGGATGTGACGGCAGATCCCGCAGGCACAAGAATATCCTTACCGGGCGGCGGCTCCTTCTTGCTAACCCCAGATATGCAGGCCCGCATTGATGAAATGCAGGCAAAGGTAGCGGCTAATCAAGCGGCCCCTGCCGCAAATCCTGCGATGACGATGAGCCCAGAAGAACTGGCGGCTTTGCGAGAGCGACTGGGCAACATGAATTTCGGTGGCTTTGGAGGCAACTTCAACATCCCAACACAGGCAGTGGCGCCAGAGGCGGCACCTGCGACGACACCGGAATCTTTGATGGCGCAAATTCCCAACAATTCTTTTATGGGCGGGGCTTTTGATAGAGAAGCACTAATGGCTAGAATTAAAGCCATGCAAGCGCAGAACGCTGTAAACCCAGTTAAAATGGATGGCCCAAGAACAATCAGCGGCGGCGGTAGCACCGTAAAGACTGGCGCTCCAAGACCAATGATGATGGGCAGAAACCCAATGTTCCGAGGAGGACGATAATGCCAAACGTAGACGGTAAAAAGTTTCCATACACAACCGCTGGAAAGAAGGCGGCAAAGAAAGCTATGGGTATGAACATGGGCGGCGCCGCCAACAAAAAAATGCGTCCACCATCAAACATGAACTGCGGTTTGTTCGGCAGGACTCAAAACAAGATGGGCGGCGGCAAAATGAAGCCTGTTGGAATGAAGGGCGGCGGTATGCCCAATATTGGTAAAAATAATTTACGGCGACCATAATGGCTGTAAGCGGAACCAAAACATTTGAGTTAGACGTTGCTGATTACGTCGAAGAAGCATTCGAGCGCTGTGGCTTGGAGCTACGAACTGGTTACGACTTAAAATCGGCCAATCGAAGCTTGAACCTTATGCTGTCAGAGTGGGCGAATCGCGGTTTAAACCAATGGACGATCAGTCAAAAAGTTTTGCCGATGGTAGAGGGCACGGCTGTTTATACGATAGATGCCGCCAACCCCACCGCGACGATTGACGTTTTGGATGTTTTTGTGCGCGAGACAATTGGATCTCAGGTGACTGACGTACCAATGACTCGCATGAGCCGATCCGAGTATGGAAATCTTTCGACCAAGAGCACGACTGGTAAGCCAAACCAGTATTTTGTGGACAAGCAAATTACCCCCACAATCACGGTGTGGCCTGTACCAAGCTCAACCAGCTACTCTCTATACATTAATGCCCTGACAAGAATGGATGATGCCGATGTTGGCGCCAATACCCTGCAAATGCCTTTTCGCTTTTATCCGTGCCTTGCCGCTGGGTTGGCTTACTATATTGCCTTAAAGCGTGCGCCAGAAAAAGTATCTATGCTCAAGCAACTTTACGAAGAAGAGTTTGAGCGTGCTTTGTCTCAAGATCAAGATAGAGTATCTTTCAGGGTAGCCCCAGACTTGCGCGGCTATAATCTTAGCTAATGGCTTACGCATCCGACAGGTTGGCATACGGGATTTGCGATATCACTGGATTTCGCTATCGCCTGAGAGATATGCGAAAGACTTGGGATGGCTTGTTGGTTGGGCCAGATCAATGGTCGCCCAAAGAGCCGCAGTTAATGCCCAAGCCTACGGCGGTAGATCCGCAGGCGCTTAAAGACCCAAGACCAGACCCATCGTCGAATGGCAACGATTTTTACGCAAACTTTTTAGTATACACAAATTACAAAGATGGAATGTTAGGCACAAAGTTGCAAACTTTTGCAATGAGTGCTAATGTTGGCACAGTGGGAGTTACGATAACATGAGTT